TACAAGCCAAGAAATAAAAGACACTATGTACCAAACTTATTTAACTATGTTCCCAGCACAATCAATCATGCGTAGTTTTATAAAATCAGAAAACTTACCCGGCATGTCTAAAGACATGATTAGAGTATATGGAGCTACCATGCCTAAATGGGCACGTAAGTTATCTGATTTGAAATATATGCCGCAAATAGATGAGTCTTTAACTTATTTTTCTAGTAGAGAAGCGTTAAACGCTAAGGGTGATATAGGGTCAATCAGTAAAAGCATAACACAAAGAGCTGATTTCTTACGTGACCCTCACTTCTCTGGGTTCGTAAGTCTCGCTACAACAACTAGTTACTCTTACTTTATCTTGGGTAATGTGTCGTCCGCAGCTGTTAATATTTCTACTCTACCATTATTTGCTTACCCTCAACTGGGTGGACAGTTTGGGTTTACAGCAGCAGCAGCAGAACTAACTAAAGCCGGTAAAATCGCTCCCTTAATAAGAAATGAGAATTGGGGAGAAATTAAAAAGTACGCTAATTTGCACGACCGTATGATTAGGCAAGGGCAGTTGGGGCACACGCAAGATAGAGAAATATTGGGCATGGCAAAAGCAGATGCCACTGGTGGTAAGAAATTATGGAATAAAATATCAGGACTACTATCATACCCTTTCGCAAAAACTGAGCAGTATAACAGGGCTGTAACAGCAATAGCAGCTTTTGAGTTGGCGTTAAAAGGTAACCGTTCCTTAAATCAAAAACCTTTAAGTGAAGAAGAAGCCATAGACTTTGCGCTCAGAACAGTTAAGAAGATAAACACTTCCGGCACTGCCGCTACTGGGGCATCCATAATGCAGAACCCAATTGGTCGTGTGTTCGGTACATTTAAAAGTTTTAACCTTAACTCTGCCTATGTGATAGCCGCCAATGCGGTAGATGCTTTCAGTGGGGAATCTCCAGAGGTTAGAAGGATAGCTCGTAGGCAGTTAGCAGGCACCTTTGCAGTAAGTACTAGTTTACTAGGTGTAGCAGGCATACCTTTTTATGGTGCGTTTACTACTATGCAATACTTATTACACGCGCTTACTGGCGACGATGACGAGTATTACAACCCAAGAGAAGAGGCTTTACTTTTCTGGGATGAAATAGGCTACAAAGGGCCGTTAAATTACTTTACTGGTATGGAAATACAAAGCCGAGTATCTCTTGCAAATGACATACTTTGGAGAGACGACCCACGCGGCGTAGCAGAGGATGGCATAATGATGACTGCTTTATGGGGTGCTCTTGGCCCTATAGGTTCCGTCGTAAAAGGGTTTGACAGAGCGCAGCAGGAGCTTGCTAGAGGTAATACCTACAGAGCATTTGAGTATATGTTACCTAGTTTTATGAGGAACCCGTTGAAAGCCTATAGGTATTTACAGGAAGGTGGGGTAATGACTTTACGTGGGGATGATGTAACAACAGACTTAGATGCTTTTGACATCTTCTCTAAGGCTTTTGGTTTTACTTCGGTGGAAGAATCCTTGACGTACGAAATAAGATCTTTCGTTGGTGGAAGGCAAGATGTTGTAGCTGACTTGAAAGCAAGTTACCTTGAAGGGATTTTCCAAGCACGACGAATAGGTGACAAAGCTGCTGAAAATAAAATGAGAAGAAAACTAATGGATCTTGGGGCAAAATACCCCGGCCTAATCAAACCAAACACTATAGAGCGTTCTATTCGGAGTAAGCAGGACAATATGGATTCTAGTGTAAATGGGCTTAGAGTTACCGAGTTTGGCAGAAGAGAATACGAGCGTCTATACGACGGCAGGTTTTAAATCCTCCATACCCTTACCCCGCGCACTCCGTCTTCTATAACTACTTTAGTAACCACAGGATACTTAAGACGTTTAGTTTCTTTTTCTATTTTTATACGGCTTTCTTTTGCGTCGAGGCAGGGTATGAAAAAAGAGTACCCCTTCTTAAAGTTGATCCAGTTTATCTGATAAGTCACTTTCTCTATCTTCATCTTCTTCGGCATGCTCTCTTATATTTTCAACGTCTACAAACTCGGAGTTAGAAGTATCAAGCACCATGCAATGCACTGGGGTGCCAGTTGACCATCCCGTGCCCAGCCTTGTACTCTTTGTGTCTTTGTATATACCCTTCGCTTGTAACTCTTTTTTAGTGTCGTTATAGTCTACTTGGAACTCAGTGCAGTAGCGCCTGAACGCTTGAACAGCAATGAACGCCTGACTCGTGTCATTTTCTATCCTAACATCCAAACTGCCTGTAGGCTCTTTTCTAATATTGATAATCTTGTTAGACGTTTTGTTAGAACCTGTGTCTATGTCAAGGGTGTTTCTAGCGTATTTAATGTTTAAGTAATCGCCTATAACTGCAACCGCGCTACTAACTGGGGCAGAAGTTAATTCTCTCATTTCTAAAAGTTTAGGTACTACTCTTTGGTAAATCCTGTCTATATCCCAACCAACTAGCAGTCCAACTCTATCAGCTATATAACCTGCGGTTAGTACTGCTGCAACTACCGCTGACCAGTTTCTTTCTCTTTGGGTGAGTTTAAGATCTCTATCTATGGTACGTTGGATTTTGTCCATAGTTAATTTAGCGTCATCTGTATTGGCTATTACCCACTGGATAAACGGCACTATTGCGTGCCCATAGTTTTTTGTAAGTATGTGATCAAAGTGCTCACGACCTTCGTCTTTGCTTATTATTGGCCCAGTGTACTCGACTTTAAACTCCAACATACGCATGTACTCGCCGTCTGGTACTTTCTTGCCTATGCTTAGTTTTTGGTATTGAGAACTGTTTGAGCTTAGAAGAGTCGTGCTTCTCCAAGTGACGTTGTTCTGCCGAAGTTTGTTTGTATGTGTTTCACTCTTATCTTTGCCTTTACCCTGAGAGAGCGCATAAACTAAAGAACTTAGTTTTTCGTGAGGTATATTTGTAAGTTCGTCTATTGTATTGCATAGGTTGTTTAAAAGACCTGCCTTTAAAATCTTGCCTGCATAAGTGTCATCTTCAATACCCAGCAACCCTTCAGGATCACCAAAAACACTATTAGCCATCCTCAGTACCGTAGTTTTACCCGTACCTGCACGGCTATGAACCAAACTTATTATAACGCCCTTCTGCCCGGTGAACTTAAGTAGGGGTGAGGCAAAACCGGCTAGTGCGGCAAATGCCTGCACTTCTAGACCTTCTCTACCATACAGCGCCCAGACTTTTTTCCATTCTTCTAAATCTCCCATAGGCTCTAGCTTTTCAATCATAGGTTCCGTAGCAGACGAAGGAGTACGATGGTAAACACCGTCCACTGCTATTTCTCTAGTACCCACTAAAAACTTAGTATCGTTGTCTAACCAGCCAAACTGTGATGACATTTTCTCTGCTCTCCTTATTTCTTGTAGCTCTTTTACGCTAGATAACACATATTGATACATTAACTTGTCTTGCCCCGGCGCACATATAATGCCTTTCTCGGCAAGTTTTCTTTTAAATTCTGCTTGGTCTACAAACTTGGAAAAAGGTACTACAATTTCCCTAACCCCATCTTTTGGTAAGTGCACTCTAAGTACTAGCACGTCTCCTATACCGGGGTCTTCTAGTATGTTTATTATGTATAAGTCATGCTCGTAGACGCACTTAAGTTCTTCTCCTGAGTCCCAGTAAACACCACCGTTTTGCCCTCTGGCGTACCCGTCTGGTGGCGGTGGTAACTTACTAGGAGCTGAGTCTTCCGGCTTCTGCCTGTTAATCGAATCTAAATCAACATCCTCTAAAGATGTACTGGATGCTATTACATCTTTACCTAGTTCTATTGGCTTTTTAATTTTGCCTTTGTTCGGGCAACCCTTACAGCCTCCGGGGTTGTTCTGCTCGAATTGATCACAACTATGGGAGTCTTGTATATGCTGCACCTTTCTTTCTGTAGCCGAGTAGTCATAATCTGGGTGCCCCTCAGACATTCTATGGATAGCTTTTTCAGCATCCTTACATTTAGAAGCTACAGACAAAGCATTGAACCACCTTGGCTCAGACAGCGTAGCTTGGTTATTAAAACAATCTAGAAGTTGTGCACACCCCACACCCTTGCTAGATTTAACCATTATCTTAGTAAAGCTGTATTCCAAATTGCCCCTCATGCGTTGGCCTAAGAGACTATTCCTGCGTTGTACACGATTCCCCTCAATAGGTGTGTCCTCCACACCAAGTATGTCTTTTAAAGTTTGCAAGGCTACTGGCGCAGATACCGTTTCTACGGCGACTGGTAGAGGTGGGTCTTCTTTAAAATTTAAAGTGTTTGGTACTCTTAAAACACGAGCTACATCAAAAACGTTGTTGTCTACGTAGAGTTCTTGGTTGTTGCAAACATCACGTAATCTATAAGCCACAGGTTCCCACTGCTCTGGGGTTACTTCTTCCTCTAGTATCCAGTACACATGGTAGCCTCTACCAGAATTAACTACGGTAGGGCTTGGCATTCCTACGTTATCGCAGAATTCTATTAAGGCTTTCTTGGCTTCTTTTTTTGATATGTATCCTTCTGGCCTGCCAGTCTTCTCGTTAACAACTTCTTTACCGGGAGCGCAGTCAAGATCTAACCATAACGCCTTTAGGCTTTGCACGTTAGACTTCTTCCTGCTTTCTCCCGTTTTAAACTTAGCTACAGCATAGAAAACATTGTAGTTAGCGGCTAAAAGTTCTTGTACTCCAGCATCAAACTCTTGTCTTGTTTTGTACAGCTTTTGTTTAGGGTTTTCATTTTTAACACCGAACGCGCAGAAGTAACCACTATCCGGTTGTACCGCTTTTATTAGATCAAAGTTTTCCATTTACGTTTTCGCAGGGGGCACTTGGCCCTCGATATAACTCGATGTTTTTAATTTTTTAAGGCTTCCTACGGATTCGGTATCGTATTTGTTTTACTAAATAGTCTTTAGGCTCATGCTTCCCCATAAACCAGTTATACACCGTCTGCCTACTAACCCCAAACTCTAAGGCGACTTGGCTTGCAGGCACGTCATGCTTTATTGCCCACTTGCCAAGTCTAACCCCAAGAGTATCTGGAGCTTCACTGTTAGCCTCTATTAAGTAGCGTGTATACCCAATACTCATTCTTCGTCTTCTACAGCCCATTTTTCAAAAACACTATCTACAAGACTGTCAGAAGCATCCACAGTTTCTTCTTCTTTCTTAGCGCGTTTTACTGGTTCTGCCTCTTGAACTTCAACGAATTCAACTTCTTCTGGTTCTTCACTTCTTTCTATTTTAGGCTTAGCTTCTTCGGTTTTAGGCAGCTTAGATACACCATCGGCCTGAGCTACAGTTATCTTGGTGTACATATCTGCTTCAGGTTGTTGTTGTGCTTGCTGTACAAGCTCGTATTCCTCATCACTAACCTCGCGAACTGGAGAGAATGTAAGCTCCATAGTCTCAGCGTTAGTGTCGTAAGCCACTGTAGTTACTACAGTATCTGGTGCCTGCTTGTTAAGTAGTAAGTACTTTACGTATTCCTCAAATGGGTGCACGTTACCGGTACCCTTCCCAAACAGAGACTTAGCGGGTATTGCAAACTGCCAAACATCACCACTTGGGTCACCCTCTAATAGTATTGCTACACGGCGCTGGTACCTACAAGCCTTGCGTGTGCCCCCACCCGACCCTGCTATATTCTGTGGGCAGGTAGCGCAGTTAGCGCTTTGCTTGTCTGCCGCGCCTTCTTCCGGTTTGTCGCCTAGGTTTGACCAACAGTTAGGTAAGGTAGCTTCCTTATCTGCGTCGTAGGCTTCCTTGTAGAAAATGCGAGATACAGATGGCAGTGCGTTAACGATGATGCAGTTGAACTCACCCTTAATTGTATCGCCCACCTGAGCTTTACCAATCTTCTTTTTGAATGTTCCGTTGGTGTTTGTAGCAATCCTACGGTTAGATGCTACGTTACCTTTAGACATAGTTTCCGCAAGGGCACTACGCCTGCCTGATACAGTTACTGCTTTTTGTTGTGTAAAAATTGATACTTCTTTTGACATTGTTGCTCTCCTATTTAGAGGATGGTTTTCTTACGCTTATCACGTATTTTGATGATTGCTGTAGCCCTCTAGGTATAGCATCGGGGTTTTCAGCTAAAAACTCTTTCATGTTTCCATTATGTATTCTTTTTTCAAGCAGGTGATAAGCACCGTGCTCTGCTACTAATTCATACATATGATCCCAATCGCTAGTCCAGTAGTTCTGAAGCAGTCTTCTAATCACTGTGCCTTCTGGGGTAGAGATACTGTTTGACCCTTCAGCTTCGCATTTTTCTAGTAATGCAGATTCAAAAATGGCTAGCTCTTCCTTAAGCTTTTTTACTTCTTCTTCCTTTTGCTTTATAGCGTTTCTTATCTTTAGGTAAACCTTAGATAAGTCAGATGTTGATTTGTCTTTCATAGCTTCTCCTTACAAGTGGGCTAACAAGTTTACTACTTCCCTTTACAATGTCAAGAGATTTATGAAAGTACTTGTCGATATAGGTCAATAATTTTATTGTGGTTGTCTATGTTGTTTCTTAGCATGGAGTACAAGCGGTATTCAACTGGGCTTCCTTGGATGTGTATAACCGTCATTGGGTTATGCTGTCCGGGTCTGTCAATCCTAGCGTTAGCCTGTAGGTATGTCTCGACACTGGTAACAGGTGAGTACCAAATTATTGTGTTGGCAGCTGTAAGTGTAAGTCCATGAGATGCGGCTTGAGGTTGTATGACCAGCACATGCGGGTCTTTTTCAGTTTGAAACTTGTCTATTATTTCTGCGCGTTTGTTTACAGATACCTTACCAGATATGACTGAATTAGATATTTTATTCTTGGTCAAAAACTCAGAAAGTAAATCTATAGTGTGACTGAAAGGTACAAAGACCAGTACTTTATGACTAGCTTCTTGTATGGCTTCAAGCACCACCTTCAATCTGTTGCTAACATCAAACTCAATAACTTCTTTATCATCCGTATAGACCGCACCCCCTGTTATTTGGAGTAGCTTGTTTAACTGCACAGCCGCATTAACCGCTGTTACTTGCTCACCCCCAGCTTCCATAGTCATCAAATCTTTAAGTAGCTTGTAGTATTTCTCCTGCTGTTTTGTTAGCGGGGCTTCGCGTTCAACATGCGTAACGGCAGGTAAGTCTAAGCATTGATTTTTTTCAAACCTTATAGCGGGTTGTAATACTTCGTGCACTATTTTGTCTGCGTCATCCTTGGGTCTCCATATAAACTGCGATACTTTGTACATAACCTTGTCTTTGAAGGCACCAAAGTATTTAGGGGCGTTCTCAGGGTTAACCAACTTTGCCAATCCAAACGCATCTACTGGGCTTTGAGCTGCGGGAGTACCCGTAAGCATCCACAACCATTCAACGTTAGCGGCTATCTTGTTCATAGTTTTCCACCTAGAAGTCTGAGCATTTTTATATGCGTTGGCTTCATCTACTACAATCATGTCAAACCC